TGCTTTATGCGCTGAATTACAGCATCCTCAAAAGCACTCACAGTTCACCTCTCAGCCTTACGTCAATCTGCTCGCCGTTATCTTGATCAACTTTAACTCTCACGCTTGAGATGTGGCAATCCACGTTATAGCCAAAAGCCTGAGCGGTTACTATATCCCCGAACTGATAATGGACGCCGAACTGCATTCCAGGCGTATCTAACAGCCTGCCAGTCAATATCTGCTTTGGCTTATAATCATTCAATACTTCATCACCATCGGCTTGTAAAGCTGCAGTGGTGTCATTATCACGGCTATCCTTAAAATACTCACGGCGGTTCCACTTGCTTGAGCCCATTCTGCTGGTGTTATAACGCTGGACTGTTAATCTGGCATTCTCTTCACCTTTACCAGCCACAAGCACCCAATTGCGCTCATCAGAATGAAAAGTACCAAAAGAAGCTTCGGCTAAATTGCCATATTGCTTGCCTACCAAGCGTGGATCTCCAGAAGTTCGGCTATGGTCTGTTCCACGCTGACCAGCATAAGTTCTAAATTCAAAAGTGGCTGGAGCAGTTCTAACCACATCAAAAGCTAAATAAACGCCATTTTCGTTAGCCACATCAGCTAATTCCTGAAGTACAGTTAGAACATCCCTATAAGCAAACGCCTTTGTAACGGACGCCCCACCAGCCCCAACATCATTCTGAACGCTTAGTTTTCTCCGCTCAACCGCTGCTAAATCACCCAACTGCTCCCTAACGATAGCCTTCATCATATCGTCAGGCTTACCCGTCTTTTCAGCTTGTGCGCTGCCAGCATAAGCCCAAACGATAGCTGTGTCCAGCAGCCAATTCGCATCGGTAGCATAAAGCTGGATGTATTCTCTGCCTTCTCGGTCTGTGTAAAACTGCCAGTCTTGCAGAAAATACGCGGTGTCGTTCTGCAGCTCAAGCGAACCGTGTTTTTCCCGCCATATCTCGAATATCTGCCCCACCGCAAAGTTCTCATAGCGCATAAGCTGACGGGGAATTGTCAGCATCATACTCCCTATGGTGTTTTCTGTTCTAACATACTCAAGCGATGTAAACGCCTGAATAACTCCAAGCTTCACTCCAGCATCGGTATACCAGTCAATTTCGTATCTCATTCTAACAGTGCTCCGTCTATGCCCCAGAATTTAGGCTTCCAAGTAATCCAAGCGTTGGTAGCTGCGGTTGTGGTCGCCTTATCCATAAATACGCTAATCGAATTGACACCTGGCTTCAAGTAGAAATTGCCGTAATCGCTTCCGGGATTAACATAGCGCAGCAGGTTGCCCCGTCCAGCCCAACCGCCCCTGAATTTCAAGTTAACTGGGTCGAAGTTCAAACCAATCCATTCGCCTTCCTGAAGCGTCAAGTCATTAAATTCTATGTGCGCTCCAGTCGAGTAATTGATTATGGAGTTAAGCTTTCCGGGACCCATAACCGATATAAAAGGATAAGTGTTAGCTGAACCGCTGGAAACATTGATGTCAATTGCTGTATTACTTGAGATGGCATTTTCGCCAGATACTATTGTTGAAAATTCACCTCCTAAATAAAGCGTCCCATCGGATGCCTCAAGTATTCCCCAAGCTGGATTACCAACTGCTGGCAAATTAATATCAAGCCGTTGCCAAGCGCCACTAACTGATTTTGCTATTCTATCAACTTCTAAATCGCCTGCGCGGATAAAATTACCGCTTACATAAATATCTCCATTAGAAGTGCAATAGACTCTCCTTACAATAGCTGAAGGAGTATCTCCAGATAATCCACCTGCCATTAATGCCCCCCAGTTATTTCCGCGCCAAGCTGCAATCTTATTGGCATTGGAATCACCACCAGCATTTGTAAAAATGCCGCCAATTATAATCGTTCCATTTTTATTTATATCTATTGAGCGTACATAATCACTCAACCCTGTTGCGCCTAAATTCTCAAATGATCCAAAAGCCGACCCATCCCACCAACAGATGAAATCGCCACCAGTTCCAACTGCATTAGTAAAATAACCACCTATAAGCAGCCTTCCATCAGGTGCAAATTTTAATGCATATACAAACGAATTCAATCCAGTTGAAAGTGGTCGCCAATCGTTAGCTGTTTTATCAAAATATGCTATATATTTACAGTCTGTATTTCCACCTGCCTCAGTAAAATCACCCCCAATGAAAATCGTTCCTTCAGGAGAAATTTCAATTGCGTTAACATAAGGATAACCAGCACTACTAATCCCGCTCCCAACTTTACTCCAAGTCTGAGTAGCAACTGTATATTTTGCAAAATGATTTGCGCCTGTAACCCCAGCAATTTCTGAGAACAATCCACCTACATATAAATCTCCATTTGCATCAAAAGCCATGCACATAATACTGTGAACAGTACCGGGTCCAATTACACCACCTAATTCCTCCCAGCATTGATTAGCCTTACTCCATCTCGCAATCCCTTTAGGATTTACAGTACTACCTGCCCTTGTAAACGTTCCACAAACGTATATATCTCCATTAGGAGCTTCTTTTATATCGCGAACATTGCCATTCACTCCAGCCAATGGATTTACATATCCAGACCCATTCCACTCACACCAGCGCCCTTCTGGGTCACGCCTTACGATATAGTCGGCAGCAAATTCTGCATATAAATCAAGCTCGCCGCCTTCTCGATAAGCGCCGTCCAGCAGCCCGCTCGGAATTTCGAAATTAAGCACCGCGCGCTGATGGCTCGGCAAATCAGGCGTGTCAGTCAAAGTAGCAGGCAAAGGAATGCAGCGAATGTCAATCGGATTAGTGGCTTCATTGCCGCTATTATCGTAACCCTGATACCGCACAACCATTTCACCTTCGAACAGGTCGGGTCGGATAGCATCAATCAGCACCTTGCGATTAGCTTCTATCTCACCAAGCGTTTCACCAATGAAGTCCACCACAATGCTGAATTGCCGTGACTTTCGGATGTGCCCCTGATATAGATCACCGCCAGAAGTCATTTTAGTTAGGATTTGATTCCAGTCGCCGTGCCCTAAACCCGTAACCTGAACCAGCTGGCAATAGTCTTCTAAATCCAGCAGATCGCCCCCAGTTTTACAATCCGCCACTCTAAGTGAAGCGCTCTTTTTAGGCTCGCCTTCCCAAGAATAACCATCGCCTTCCCATCCGCTGATGAAAGTTGTAGCTTTATCTGTTTGCTCGAATTGAACACCGTCAACATAGAACGGCAAAGTAGAACTAACCGCATCTCTGGTAACTTGCACTCTGTAATTAGTTACACTTTCAGTTGCTGATAAAGTAACCTCAACTCGTTGCCAATAGCCAGTGGCAGTAAAGGTTTTTGTAGCTCTGGCAGTACCTGTTGAAGTGGCAATAACAATGCGCATCGGTTGCCCCGCCACGCCTTTTACATCACAGCTAAAGGTATATTTAAGACCATTTGTAACTTTCAACCCACGATTATAATAAGCGGTTCCAGCTGTTCCACTTACAGGCGTTACTTTCATAGAATAAGAATTACGCCGTGTTTCCTCTCCAGTGAGCGAAATCGATGCGTTGGTACCCGTCCAATAAGTTACGCCTTCTGGCGGGTCAAAACGAGGATTCCAAATCTCGTTCCGCCCTGCCTTTGGCTTGATAATCCAAAACTTCTTTTTACTCAATTGTGGCGCTGCCATTATGCCCAAGCCTCCATAAGCTCAAATGCCGTTTTTACATCCGCTGGATTGCTACTTGTCGGCATTGTTAAATTGTATACATTCCCACTTTTATTTACGCCTGCCCGAACAAGAGCGTCAGCGATCGCCCTACCTATATCGTCAGCATTTATGCTCTCTTTGGATGCGCCACCAGCTAACGCCTTGCTCAGCGCTCTCTCTGCATCTGCACGGCTCATAATGAAGCCGTCTGCTGATGGTACGAACAGCTCGCCTCGATAGCCGTATTCCTGCCAAGTGTATGGAGCGCCGCCTTGCACAGCGCCACCAACGGCTTGAGCTTTAGTTGGCCCATATACTTTGTAATTCACCCATGCAGTCTTACTAGGTGGAGTATAGCTATCAATCGCACCGGTATCCAGATTTAATTTTAGAGGGATTGGTGTTAATGTCCGTTTTTCCAAAGCT